TGCATCGACAGTTGTAAATGTTCCCGGCATGATAGTAGCCTTCACCGGACTTGCCCACAAGCAGTTCTGGTGCCGGTGGATCGTTCCACTCGACCAGCACACCCTGCATCTTGCGATGTGACTGGCGCACTCTGGCATCTTCGCTGGTGTCCCACATGTACCAGTTCAGATCAATCTCTTCAGCGCGAGTGCGCGTGATGGCAGTGTCGGCTTTCGCCACTTCGGTACGCGCAATACGCTGCACTTCCCACTTCTTCAGGTGCTGCATGTAAGGTTTCAAATCGTGCAGGATGTCCTCGCTGCGCCTTCCTGCCATCTGCTCCCGCTGAACATAATGCACCGTGCGCTGCGCGATATCCTGCGGCACAGTGGAAATCAACTGCGCGTTCTCCTGCACCAGAAAGTGCAGCCTCTCGCGCATGCGCGGCCTGTTCATCTCCTGGCGCAGCAACTGGTAGATCAGTGCTCCTTTGGTGGACTGCCGTGCCGCCTCGCGCCAAGATTGCGCGTTCTGAACGCCAACCGATGTAACCATCGCAGATGCAAGTTTCGTAGCGTACTCCTGTAGCTGAAACATGGATTGTGCGTAGCTTTGAAGTAGCGAAATTGCGTCATTCCATCCCTCGATTGTGGGCATGTGCATGAACACAGAAAGAAGCTTGCTTATGGCGCGTTCATACGCCAGTTCGATTCGCAGCGGACGATGAAAGCTCACTTCTTCGCTCCCGGCTTTTCTGGGTTTGCTTGCGGAGGCTTTTGTCCCGGCTGTCCTGGCTGCGCGGCTGCGCCGGTCAACTGTTCGACGGTCTCCCACTCGCCCTTCTCGTTCAGAAACGCGCCGGAACGCGCAGCCATCGATTCGATCTCCAGCGGCACCTCGATATCGGCATCTGCCTTCTCAATGTCCTCATCGGAAATGTTGGTGAAGATTTCAGTCTTGTCGCTCAGTGCCTTCAATTCCATTGCCGCCACGCGCTGCGACACGATGCCGCTCGAGAATGGCTTGATAATAGCCTCGACAGTGGTTCCGGCAAGCTCCGATTTCTCTTTTTCCGACAGAACGCGAATGGACGGGAAGACGTAATCCAGATCGTCAGGAACCTCACCAAACTCGCTCATGCAGACCACTGGATAGAGCACATCGAGTTGCGGTTTCATGTCATCGTGCTGGTACTGCGATATGCGCTCCTCGTAGTTGCGCTCGTCCGCTTCATTCACCGTTCCCAGTGCGCTAACATTGCGCCCAAACATCTTGCTGTAAGGAATGTCGAACGCACCGGATGTCGCCACTTCAAAGCGATCCAGCACTTCGCTAATGCCGCCGAACGTGTACTGGTGCGACTCCAACTTGCCGTCCTTGGGCAAAATCAACATGTTGTTGTTGGACAGCAGTTGATTCTGCGATTCCATGATCTGGTAAAACTTCTGCGCGGCCTGTTGGCTCGCGCCCAGGCCGGAAACAATAGACGCAAGCTCAGGATTGACCTGAGTCATAATCTGCGCCCGAAACATCAGTTGCAGAATGTTCCACGATGCGTTGTCGCGTTTCCGTAGTTCTTCAAACGCAAGCTCCAGAACGCTGATGCCCCAGAAATCGGAAGCCTCCTTTTCCGGCGAAGGTACTTCCGGCCCGATGAAGCGGAGTATGCGCGAGGAATGCACATCAAACAACGCTTCAGACGTATTGGGTCCGTACACGGTGTACGCTTCCGGCAAACCAAACGTCACTGGGTTGCTGATGTCCCTGTTGATCTCTTGTTTTGGTGAAATACCGCTCCAGCGGTCAAACACGATCAGACCCTGATATGTGCCGGGATTCACCGTGTCCAGATCGAGCGGCTCATCGAGAATGTTCTCCTGGCCCTTGATGACGATCAGCGCACCAGCACCGCCAAACAGCCGCGCCCAAGTGATGGCGCGTTTGATCTTCCTGGGCGTGAGAGTACGATTGATTGCCCGATCAAAACGCGCAATCTCTTCCGGCGTGAGTGAACACTTCAGGCGCGGCCATGCCTTGGTTGCGTCCGCAGCCGGAATCTCCACGCCTTTCCGCGCAATCCAGTGATTGCGAAACAGCGTGATCATCAGCCAGTAATTCATGCTCCAGCGGACCAGGGTGTAGTCCACATCTTCGGCAACGCTGGGAGTGCCGTAACCCATCCTGGCCGCAGCATTAGAGAACGCATCGTTGCCCACAGCCCTATCGATAGCGACAACGTTGTCAGGCTGCGAACGCAGTGCGCGTTCCGCGAACGTCTTGTATTTAGGCTGTCGAACCATAATCTAAACCGCTTTAAGCTGCCATCGGCAGGGTGATGCGCCAGTCTGGAACCTTGGTCATCACGAAGTAGCGCAGCGCATCAGGCGCGTGATCGTGAACCTTCAATGGAATGTCCTGGCCTTTGACTTCCGACTTCTCATCCCATGAATAAGTTTGCAATTCCATTCGCAGCATCTTGCAACGTTTATGTATGCGAATCTTTCGCTGGGCCAGAAGCGATGCCACTCTCCTGATCCCGTTCTCAACATCATTGTCGGCATCAACGTGCCATATTCCACGCAATGCCATTTCCGCTTTAAATGATGCTGCTGACGGATCAACAATACAAACCGCACCACCAGGGGCATGCTTGTCGCGAAAACTTATCAGATCAGTTGCGTATTGTCCATCCGTTTTCTGCTGCATCGTTTCTTTCGAGTCCCAGTAATACTCATCGTCAACCCAGTAAGTATTGCCGTCATCAATGATGTGCAGAAAGACGCAAGGATTGGTCGTACCATAATCGCAGGGGATTGCCATCTCCACGAATCCACCGGAATTGCTGAGACCAATCGGGCGAGTGTCATCGTCGTAATCAATCTCCTGCGGTTCGTAGCAGTCGCGATAAATTGCGCCTTCGGCTACCACCCACAGACCCTCGATCATGCGCTGCTTGAATACACCCTTGAACTGCGTCCGGTAGCGTTGCCGCGTCTCCTCGCTCAAGGAGAAATTGTCGTTGAGATCGAAGTTAATGGTCTCGATCAGTCCCACTTTCTCTTCCGAATTGATGTAGTCCCGGTAGAGCCAGTGATAAGGCGTGTCAGGGTTGGTGGTCCCGTACAGCCGCGCACCCTGCGGCGACATGCGGCCCAGCATCATCTCGAAAAAACTGCGCGGCGTAAGCACCAACTCGTCGCCATAAGCGATGCCGACTGTCGCTCCGCGAATGAATCGTTCAGACCCTTCGTCCTTCGCGCCGACCACGCGCCAGCGCACACCGTCAATGTAAAGCTCTCCCGTCTGCCGGTTGTAGCTCTGCTTCCAGGGTGGAAAGCGATCCAGCAGATCACGCAGGACATTGTTCATCACCGTTTCTTTGGTTTGCCCAAAGATGATTCGCTCGCCACCAACCTTGTATTTGTTTAATTCAAATTGCAGCTTGGGAATCATCGTCCAGGTTTTGCTGGAGCGTATGGCACCAGCGAGGATGGTGATGAAACGATCTTCGCCGGGAGATCGATTGATGAACACCCTGGCCTTTGGGCAAAAATCAGAGAGCATTTTTATCGTCCAGCCGCTTTAGCCATCTCTAATGTTTTTTCAGTCCACTCCGCAGGAGACCCTTGTTCCTTCGGTGGTGTGCCACGCGCCAGCCATCCACCACCCTCGCCATAAAGCCGCAGTGCGGCAATGCAGTCTTTCTGCTCCGTGTGCTTGTCATCGGCCACATCTTTTATGCGTTGCAGCCACTCTTCCTTGGACATCGGAATGGCATCGAGCCGCTCGATCTCCGCAACCACCAGCGGATCGTGCGGCCAATCCGCTGCGATCTGCACCAGATGCGTGGGAAACCGCGCAGCCTCTGTTTTGCCTACTACTTCAGTCGCAACGTGAATTGCGTATGTCAAACGATCTCGCTTGGCAATACGCTGCAACAACGCCGCGAAACGCAGTTTGTATTCGGACTGAGCTTCGGCAGTCATTTCGCGCAGATTGTATCACCGAAAAAGAGAAGCCCTCCCGAACGTGCTGGGAGGGCTGTGTTTCAAACATTGGCCTTGTTAGAGACTACGCCGTGCGAAAGACACGCGCACCATCGGAAAGCTCCGTGTACCCATTCGGGTAAGCATCGTTTTTCCTGACTCGCCGCATAGTGAACTTCCTGGTCGGAATGAGCTTCGGAACATCCTTGCCTTCCTTGGTCTTCCGCATCTCTCCTGACTTGGTCGCAAAGCGGCGAGTCGCGCTCGATACCGTGGAAGCGAAGCTTTTCCAGGGTTCTGGAAACTCGTCTGAGACCGGCACCAGAAAACTGTCACCAATCTGCATCAGGCTGAAGGGATACTCTTCCTTCTTCGATCCTCCCTTCAAGGCCGGTGCTATCGGAATTCCCGCCGCCAGCGGATATTTGGCAGCAGGACCGGCAGCAACTGTTTCAGCACCGGCAGCACCAGCAGCACCGTTGGGTTTGACGGCACCGTTGGGGACCATCCTTGCCGCGACTTGTGTCTTACCTTCTCCCAGACTGCCGATGTCGATCAGACCAGCAGCTTTCAGAGCATTGAGATCAGCACTGTTGTCTGTCTCTAAATATCCCAGTTCGCTTGCGCCAGCACTTTCAACTGCTTTAAGCAACGTTTTTTGCGTCTTGCTTAGATTAGCCATGTTCCTTTCCTTCCTCTCCCGTTGAGCATCTGCTCAACTAAAACGATAGAGTTTGACATCCTCAATGTCAACGTGATTGCTTCAATTCGTTGGCTATGAGTGTGCGAATCGATTCAATTCGCTCCTGGCAGTACCGGCATTTTGGTACACAGTTGTCCAGCGGAACAATTGACTTGATCATTCCTTTGTGCGTGATCTCGACCACAAACTTCGTGCCGCACTGCGCTAAAAATTTCCTGGTGGTTACATGTTCGCTGCCGGAACCGTAAGGGTCACGGCTGCACACATGCATAGTGATTTCGGATCGTGCTGGCAGCGGAAGCGAATGCTCCAGCAGCACCGGAAACGGGTGTTTTATCATCGGGCGACTCTAGATAGGCTGTAATGTAGTCTTTCGCTTCAATCCATGAATATGCCAGTACGGCAGCATATCCACCGGCAATCAGTCTATTGATCCAGGCCCATTGATTTTCCGAAGGCTTGTTGGG